TTGTTCTGCTGCTGAATGATAACTCTATTATACATCATTTCGTGCTAAAAGTCAAGCCCTAAATGTGTATAAAACTCGTTTTTTTTCATATAAGATAGATTAGGTAAACTATCCCATTGAGGCATTCTCTCAGATATCTTATTATTTTCATCTGGATTTACCTTAATAAACTGTATGTCTTTATATCTCACCATAACTCTACCCATTTGAACAACCCAATTTTGTGGTGTTATGGCACTCTCATCTGAGGACACATAACCATGTGTCTCTTTGTATAAATTATTAATAAAATCTGTTGTACTGTACATATCCATACCTATGAGATAACATGTTTTAGGTTTCTCTACTTTACATGATATGTACATTGCTGTCGCACCTGATGACCAACCTGGATCATCTGGTCCAGCATTATCTGCTTCCCAACCTACACCGTAATAGTCATTCATTATATCTTTTAGTTGTGTAATATTTTTATCTGCAAGACCATAAGTCCATGTGATATAAACATTTTCAAAACCATCACCTTTCCATCTATCGTTAGGTCTGTTTTGATTTACTGTTTGTTGACCATGTATTACAAAATGTGTATAATAGTTCTCTGGTGTATATTTCCATTCTCTTATTGTAGGATTTGTCATATTAGAAGTTTGTGCCTCTTTCATCATTTCATATTGATCAGCAGGCATATCTTCCCAATCTCTAAAATAAACTTTGTTTTCATCACAATATCCACTACGATATATTTCGTGTGTCATCATTGGGTCAACTGCAATTAAACCATCTACTGTATGTTCTCTAAAAAGAGCATTACAACCCCATACTTTACCTTTTGCTTTTAGTAATTCTACATCTATGTCTTTACGACTTTCACCATTTCCTAATACAAATAAATTTTCTGTCATAGCATTTTTTTCAGATTTAGTTTCATTCTTTCTTTGTTGTATGTCAAGAAAGGTCCATACTTTTTTATCTTTCTGTTCAATGTCGGCCATATTATAGTTTCCTTTATTTGTTTACTAAAATTTTTTGTGTAGTTTAATAAATTGTCTAATATACATAAAGTTTCTAATGATATTCTTTTTGCAAGATATGTTTTAACAAGAATAGGATGTTGACCATTATTTACTTTAAATATCTTATTAAAATTTTGTTCACTTTTTCTCATCAATTGTTCAATGTCTCTTTCAAAATAATAAGTCAAACCGTCAATTCTTTTTTGTCTATCTAAATAAACCTCATTGTTCATATCCTTAATATAAGGAGATTTATTATGGACGAAATTGCTAACAAAGTAATCAACAAGATTATCGCCATACTTTCTTGCAACCTTAACAAAAAAATATTTGTCATTGCGTTGTATAAATGTTTCGAACTTAGCATTAGTTTCACCATTATACTTAAAAAAATCGTATTCATCTTTCGTAAAATGTAATTTAATCCCAAGATATTTTTTGTATGCTTCATATCCTTCATTCATTAAACTGGTAATGTTGCTGTTTTAGGTAAATAATTTAAATCTTGTGCGTTCATTTTAATCTTGTCTTTTAAATTTCTGTTTATTAAATGTGTGATCTGATCAGGTTCTATTTCTTTTTCTCTACAATAATCTAATACTGCTTCCATATGTGATATTCTTTTTTTACTTGCTATTTTTTCTATCACTAATGCAAATTGTTTAGGTGTCATTAATTTCCCTCGCTACGATTTCTATTCAATTCATTAGATTGTTTACTTTCATTAGCAAGGGAATCGTTTACTATATCTAATAGTAATTCTGCGTCAAATATCCAATCCATACCATAACCCATTAAACAAGTTTCACCTGTTTCTTTGACAGTTAAAAATATAGAACCGTTTTCTAATTCACTACTATACCAAAATGATACCCAAGCAAAAACTTCTGTATTAGGATCACCACTTGATTTCACATCTGACCATGCAATTGCTTTTTGTTTGAATACATTACCTGCATATGAAAATACTAAAGGTCCTGGTCCACAAAATATTGGTACTTGTGTTGTTGTCATAACACCAGGAGGAAATACAGGATGTTCCTCTGCTAGTGATTTAAATGCTGTGAATACTATACCAATAAAAAAACCTACTATAAAAAATTTAAGAATTAATTTTATCACTTTTTCTCCTCTACCCATTTGTAAAATGCCTCTACTGCTTCTTTTAGTTTAGGTAGATAATCTACTTTGTTCTTTTTAAATACTTGTATCGTGCCTTCTTCATTAACCATTAATATAACTACTTGTGTCACTTCTTCTGCAAAATGTTCTTTGTACATTTCTGCATATGCACTACCTTGAATAAAATAATTTTCAATCCAGTCTTCGTTCTTTTCTTTACTACTTGTTTTAAAATCTATAATAGATAAAACGCCATCATATTCTGCAATACAATCAACTCGACCTGCAACTGTGTAATCACTTGAAAACATTTGTGCTTCTTGTAATCTAATATTATTTATTTTCGCTAGTTCTGGTTTTAGAACATTAAACATCATACGAGCAAGAAACTTCTTCTTGTGTTTCTCTATTTGATCTAAGTCTAAATTATTTAAATAATCTTCTACCATGTTATGTACAGCAGTACCTCGATTTGCTGCTTGTATCATTACATGATTTGCAACATCATTACCTACTTTGTTTCGCCATTCAACTAAACCCTCGCTTTGTCTAATTGATAAAACTGATGTAATTGATGGATAAACTTCTTTGGTTTCTAGATGTTCGTAAAATCTTTTACCTTCTACATTCTTTGCTTTGAGTAGTGGTAAGTCGTTAATAGGTGGTGTATGTGTAAACATTGTATATCTCGCTTGTAAAATTATATTATATCACGGTTGACTAAAAAAGTCAAGCACTAATCTCTAGTGAAAAAAGGGTCTGGTTTCTTTGCGGTTTTTTGTACTTCTTGTAATACTTTTAAAAACTTATCAAACTCTTTGTGTGCTGTATATCTGCCAACTTTATATGCGATAAAGAGACAACCAACAGCGATAATCGTATGTGTTATTGGATCCATTTCTTTGCTTCCTCTGTGACTTCATCAACTCGTCTAGTCCAACCTCTACCAAAGGTTTCGAAAGTTGATAAACTCTCATAGTAGTTTTGTCTTTCTGATTGATATTGATCTATTGTAGTAGATACACCATAATGTTCTACATGATCATTAATACATTTTAAAGTATTAGGACCTATGCCACCATCAACAGTAGTATTTACTAATCGTTGTATAAATTTTGCAGCACGACCAGGACCTGCATTAACGGCAAAGTCAAAGATACATAAATCTAAACCTTCAGGTAGATCATCACCTTTCACTCTATCCCAATAATTCTTTTTATAAATTGGTTCAACATCTTCTTTTGTTAAATCTTTCATTTCTTTTTCACCACCAAAGTCTTCATAAACTCTTTTTGTGACGCCAAGATTTGTTTCACCGCCTGGATCTTTTGGGTGATTTACATAACCGCCTTCGTGATGTAATATTACTTCTAATGCTTCTGAAAATTTTTTACTCATTGTAGTGTAGTCCTAACTTTATTTTTTCTATTAGATAACTTTTTAACATGCCACTTCTAACAATATCATTTAAATCAAATTCTATACATTCAATCTCTTTCATTTGTTGCATGATGTTAACAAAATCTAATATACCGTTTCTATCATTTGTTTTTGTTAAATCTGTTTGCTGTATATCACCAGCAAAGATTATTCTTGTATCTTGTCCTACTCTTGTCATGATAGTATCTAATTCATGAAAGTTTAGATTCTGACACTCATCTACGATTATTACACCGTTGTCGATTGTAATACCTCGTAAGAAACTCGTTGATAAGAAATCTATAGTACCTTGATTTCTTAAATTATTATATAATTGTTCAAACGCTCTTTCGTCTGGTTGTTTAAACATGAATCGTACCATGTTTTGATATGGTACTTGATACAGATAAGATTTGTCCTCTTCATCACCAGGTAAGAAACCTATGTCTCTAGTTGGTAATAATGAACGGACAATATATACTCGTTCTCTAGGTGATTTAGGATCCAACACATCTTTTAATGCATTGTATAACGCAACAAAAGTTTTACCTGTTCCTGCGACACCATACAAAAAGAGATTTTGACCTTTATTGTAAGAGTTGAATACCTCTTTTTGATTATCTGTTATAGGTTTTATATCGTTTAATTCTGTATGCGATATACCTAATGTTTTCTTTTTACTTACCATATTGTTTTCACTTTTTTTATGAGTAGTTGCTCAGTTTACTTCTTCGGATTCTGTTTACCAGTATATGATATTCCTACTATGATACTGCAACTCACCTATTATTATTTATATTTTCCCTTTCGCTCTGGCCCTATGCTTCGCTAATGTTGCTCTAGTTTTTGATTCTTTTACCCCTTGTCTTCTATATCTTTCACCTAGAGGACTTGTTGGGTGTTTTTCTGCAATTCTACTTAAATGATCTTTCCAACCACTATCTGTCTTACTATCAATCTGACCTACACTCGAAACTATATTCATTTGTGTAGGTGGTAATAGTTCTATATGTTTCTTTTTAGTAAACTTTTCCATATCTGAGATTGTCATATATTCTTCAAACTCAGTTTTTGTTTTACTATTATAAAATCTATATGTAGGCATTTTCAGTTAATCTCCAAAACTTTCTCATTTGAATATATATCGGGTCTTTAGTAACCGTGTCTCTTGCTCTTTTAAATATTTGTGCTGACTTTGCTTTATCACTTGTCGCCCAATCTTTTTCTTGTGGTCTTACATTACCATCTTTATCATATTTTTTACCGTCTTTATGATTTGCATATCTTCTTGCTCTAGTAAAACCCATTTCTAAAAATTTTCTACACATATCCATGCCTATAAAATCTTCTTTATCTTTGTACACATGATACTCAAATAATATTTTTGTACTAGAGATAAATGCTTCACTAGGTGTTTTGAAACGCCAATGTTTGCATATATCGTTTGTGTATGGTCTTACAAGTAATACACCTTGTTCACCACGACCAATGCGATATCTTTTATCATTCTTTTTAAATAATATATTTTTATAATCTAAATTGTAATCAAACTCAATCATTATATACCTATTGAAAATATAAGAACACCAAAAATAAGTGCAAATAAAAGTATAACTTTAATAACCTTAATCATCATTTTCATCCACAGGATCTAGATCATCATATATATCTTCTATTTCAAAATCATCTTTTGGTTCTGGTTTATTTCTACCTTCTATTTCATCTACTAATTTTTTACCAGGCGATTTATTAAATCTCTCTGCTTTATTTCTTCTAGATACTTCTAATCCTAATTTAAGAAGTTCTTCTTCTTCTGCCCAAACTTCGTGAAAGTATTTCTTACTCATGTTCACCACCAGGATCATTTTTAGGTAATGCAACTTTATATGGCATACCTTTTTCGTCCCTATACATTACATACTCACGACTTCTTCCATAACTAGTATAACCTTCTTTAAATCTATAAACATTTTCTGATACTTTAAATGTAGCAACTGTGACAACTATTGCTAATATCAAAATAAAATGTGCTATGAATGTAAAACCAAATACTGTCCATGAAGTAAAATATAAACTAAATGCAATACACCATAACCATGCTAATATTTGAATCATCATGTGGCGTACTTGTAAATCAGGAATATGTTTTAAAGGATTAAATCTATAATCCATAACACCATTCCAACAATCAACTACAAAACTTCTCATAATCCCTCTATCTCATATTTTCTTATTACATTTTTTGTAGGTATAACAGTAGTGTTACCACCATCGGCCATATTGCCTTTTTCATCATAGTTATAATCAGACATAAGGATATGTACCTTTTTATCTTTTTTAACTAACCAACCTGTCGAAACACAGATTGCAGGTTTTGATTCTTGTATTTCTTTTAAATCACGCCACCCACTATCACTTTGAATATCTTCCCAATATACTAGATAAAATTTATAGTGAAACGGTATTGGCGGTTCATCTTTTTTGAAAGTTCTAGTCTTTCTTGTCATTCAACTTTTCCCCTATCGCATATATCATTAATGATATAAAAAGTAATATTAAAATAATAATTCC